GGGTGACCTTCTACCTCTAGCTATTGCTAGTTACGAGGAAAGCGGGACGGTTCGAAGAGAAAGCGTGAGAAGAACCGGAAAGAAACTCACTTAGTAGGTTGCGCAGGTAGTGGGGAGAGAGAGCTGGAGCTTACCCTTGATGAAGAGGGAAGCCGAGATGGGAGCTTTGGTGCCAAGGGAGACGGAGTCGGAGTTTTGGAAAAAGTTGACGAAGAGCTTGGGATTATTGATAAAAGCAAGGGGAGCGCGGACCCAAGTATTAACAGAGGCCAGGTTGCAGGGGAGGGTGAGGTGGCCAGAAGGGTTGGTGATGCTGCCAGCGACGAGGCGGGTGGAACCATACGCATTCATGATGCGCTGGTCGACGTTGGAGTTGGCGGGAGCCCAGAGAAGTTCGACGGTGACGGGATACTTGATGGAAGAATGGGTGGGCATGAGGGTAACAGAAAGCTCGGTGCAGGCGGCGTAGGTAAAGTCTACGGACATGTTGGAGAGGATGCGGTTGGAGAAGACGTCGAAACTGGTGGTAGAGGTCTCGGTACCGGTGAGGTCCTGGCATTTCCACTGGAAAGGACGGATCAAACCAGTTCGAGGATCCGAGCAAGGGGGTGGACGTGGGATTGCCGGGGTGGAGTCGGTGAAAACAGTTGTTTCAGTCGCGAGAACAGGATCGTCAGGGCTAGGAAGAGACAGAGGGACCGTAGAGTTCTGAGAAGCGGGGGAAACGGATTCATTGGTCGGGAGAAGATGGAGCTTGGAGAGAAGGGCCGTGAAGAGCGGAACCAGAGCGGATTCCATCGGGAACGGAGACGATGGAGTGGATATTGAAAGTAAGATGCAAATCCCGTTGTAGAGCATCAATCGTGGGGTTCGATGGGAAGTGCACTTTACCAGAGAGCTTCAGAAAGGCTGCTCGAGCCGAGGAAGAGATGAGGGAGAACAAGGCGTAGGAAGCATGACGGAGGTGTGGGACAAGGCGATCGAAAGTGGAAGGGTCAGGCTCACCAAGGCGGAGGAGGACTTTCTGGGTCGGAGTGGCGAACTGACAGAAGTAGTCGAAACAGGCGGACTGAAACATGACAAAGCTGGCGGGAAACAACTGCCAGAGCGAGTCACCGAGGCTGTGACCGACGGCGAACTCGGAGAGGTAGGAGGGAAGCTTCTCGAGGTGGGTCGCGTCATCGAAAGAGATGGCAAGCTTGGCGAAGAGGGCGAGGGGAGAGCGAACGGCGCCTTCGGGGCCGACGTAGTATCCGCAGAAGAGGCCGTGGGGAGAAAGCTCGGTCTTGAATTGAAGATGGACGAGGAGAGAGACAGCTGCCCAGAAAGGGGAGGTGGGAGGTTCGGAGTCGAGCAGAGAGTCGTCGCCGGAGATCATGACGCCTTGATCAGTCACCTGGTACTTCAGATAGATGATCGCCAAGTTGTAATCGGAGTTGTCGTCATAAGTTCCGGGTTCGCCGGTGAGGCGCATGCAAGTCAGAGGTCCGAACTGAGTCTCAATGCTGGTCTTGATCGTGAAATGCAGGTCAATGAGATTCTCAGGGATGTTGAGACGCTGCATTTTCTTCACCTCGAAAAGGACGGCCTCACCATGCTGGGACTGATCGAAGGAGGTGTAGTCGTTAGTGAGATGGATGGAATGGGTGAGATGAGCTTGGCACCACTGAGAAAGCTCAAAGGGTGTGTGCCCGGCGTGGATGTAGAGGTTGGAGGGGCGGTCCAGGTCGTCGAAATGACGTTGGTACTTCTTAACGGGGCCGAGAGCGAGAATGATGGCGTCGTGCATCAACGCAAGCGTTTGGCATGCTTTCCAAGAGCCGAAGAGTGAGCCTTCGTTCACCTTGTGCTGCGTTTTCGCAAAGATGCGAACGACGGAGTAACGCCAGTCAGGGTCCGAGCGGAAGGCGTTTGCCATGATGATGGCCTGGGTTTTGGAGGTGAGCTGTGCGAATTCGTTCAAATTGATGCACTCAGCAAAAAGGACGGGATCGAAAGGGACTCGGCGATTTGGGTTCCTACGGTAGGCCCGACAATGAGCTTCGTAGAGAAGCTGAGCGAGGAGCTGATCGTTGGAGTTCGGCTTATAGGGATGGCGGGAAGGGCGAAAGCGGAGACGTTTCTTGATGGAG